CAGACCTAAAGAACTCGACGCAGGCGTTTAAGAACGCGGTCGGCACTTCGGCCGGCATCCTGTCGGCCGCGGCTCTCATCAAATCCACTCTACAGAACAGCAGGGCTAGGGATCCGGTCGACAACTACTACCTGACAAACGCCGAGAAGGCCCTCCTTGCTAGGCGCGCCGGTGAATTCTCAGCGCCGGGAATAGTTCCATACGACGTCATTGAGCAGTTCTTGTACATACTCGTGACGATCAGCGAGTACCAAGACCTTTCATACATAGCCGGCGTGACTGGGGTGTATGAGTTGAATGATAGGAACTTAGTTCGCAACCCAACCGCGATCCTCAACATAAGGGAACTGTACAAGGTTGGCTACTTGGCGAACGGTTTAGCGAGCATTAACAAGCAGTTCAGCACCAGCTACCACAACGCCTCCTACGCGGCCGACAGTCAAAACTCAATACTCGGTCCTCTCCTAGGAGTGGCTTCTTTCGCAAGCTCACCCCTCGGCGCTCTGTCTAACGTATACGGCGTTCAGCAGGCAGTATCGTCCATCGGTTTGACCGGTACCGCCGCGACCGCCGCCGCGCTGGCTTTAACGGCCGCTTCTTCTATAACGCAGTTTCCGGGTGTCGACGTAACGTCAGGCGTAGTAGAAAGCATCGAATCACAGATCGCGACTATAATGACAACGACCGATCAGTTCGGCACACCTTCTGGATTAGGTGGGACGGCTGGTCAGCTGGCGCAGTGCTCAAGCGTCGTAAGCTCATTGACTTCGCTCGCCGCTCAGGCCCAAGAAGCGAGCTCGATAGTCGCTAAGCACGGCGTCAACGACATGGGTCCGACTGCCGCACAGCTCATGACACTGTCTAAAAAGATCAAAGCGGTCGTCGGACAGAACAACCAGCTCGCAGCGGTGACTACGGTTCCAAGCACCGCGCTGAAGCAGCAGGACTTAAAGAACCAGTTGACACAGATAAACGCGATGGTAGTCGAGCTCGCATCTGACGCAGCTTCGATAGCGTCCACCCTCGGCGGCGTCAGCGGGCCGGGAAACATAGGTCCAGCGGCTTCTATGCTTCAAAGAATCGGTGGTTACGCTCCGGCGGCGTCGATCACGCAGATAGTTTTGGGTCAAAGGGTTAGACCATCGGTCGCGTGCAGGAATCCAATGATGCAGCCGCCTTCATACGCAGGAAGGGCGTTCTTTGGCGAGAGCTCAGGCGTTCAGATCGCCACGGATCAAATGTTCTGCAGGAGGATCGCGTCCTACCCATCAAACCAAGCTGGGTCCGGACTCATGGGATTCATGATGCAGAACTACGGGTCCTACGGCGGAGGCGACATAAGCATCCTAGGTTTGACTTCGTTGGTAACGCTTGGAGTCTTGACGCCTCCATCTGGAGGTTCTCTCGGCGCGTCTATAGCGACCCTCGCGACAAGCGTAGCGTCGATCATGGGCGGAAGCTCGAGCTCGATCGTCGATCCAAGGAGGAGCGACAACGCCATCCCATACATGATCGCGGCGTCTTCCGCCATGGTGGGAGACACGAAGTGTCCGTTCTCAACCGGTGTTTTCACGTCGGGTTGGCAGGTGGCTTCTTCGGTGGCGAACGACCTGCAGAAGCACTCACCCACGACCAGAGCTTTTCTAGAAACCGCACGAACCTCTTTATAAATAAAACATGGCTATCCAGACCCAAAGAGCGACCGCAAGGTACAAAGACTTCTACACTAACCTCGAGTCGCATCCGGTTAGGAAGGACCTCTTTGTCCTAGAAGACGCGGACTCGATCAAGACTTCGCTAAAAAACCTGCTCTTCACCGATTACGGCGAGAGGTTCTTTCAGCCCGACCTCGGCGGCGGCATCAAGCGCCTGCTCTTTGAAAACATCACCGCTGAGACAGAATACGTTCTCAAGAGGCGAATCGAGGTCACGATAAGAAACTTTGAGCCTCGAGTCAACCTCCTTGAGGTATACGTCAACGGCGTTCCGGACGAAAACGGTTACGCCGTGACCATACTTTTTTCGCTTGTAAATAATCCGACGGTGCACACCTACAACCTGCTGCTCACGAGAGTTAGGTAATGGCAAACAACTTTCTCAACACATCAGAGCTTGACTTCGCGTCCATCAAGAGCTCGCTGAAGACCTACCTCTCGGGACAGTCAAGGTTCTCCGACTACGACTTCGAGGGATCGAACATGTCGGTCCTCTTGGACATCTTGGCGTACAACACGTACCTCAACAACTTCTACGTCAATATGGTAGGAAGCGAGATGTTCTTGGACACCGCTCAGCTTCGCGAGTCTATCGTTTCGCACGCGAAGGAGCTCAACTACATCCCGAGCTCACGCACCTCGGCGAAGGCCGTCGTAAACGTAAGGGTAACTCCGACCGACACACCGAGCTTCATCACGATTCCTAAGTTCTATGAATTCACCACCACGATCGACAACACCACGCTGAACTACTCGACCGACGCCGACATCATAATCTATCCCGGAAGCAACGGATACTTGGCGTCGAACGTTTCGATATACGAGGGTTCGGTGGTCACCGAGTACTTCACCGCGTCGAACACAACTTTCTACAGGCTTCAGTCCGAGAACATCGATACGAACTCCATAGACGTCATCGTGATCAACTCACAGTACGACAGCTCGAACTCCACTTGGCTCAAGGCTGAAAACCTCTACGGTTTAAGCTCAACCTCAAACGTATTCTTCGTTCAAGGATATGGTTCAAACCAATACGAGCTCACCTTCGGCAACGACGTGACCGGCAGGGCGCTGGTCGATGGAAACATTGTCAAGGTAAGGTACAGGGACACGATCGGTGACCTCGGCAACGGTGCTTACAGGTTCAGCAAAGGAGCCTCGATACAGGGCTACTCAAACGTAAGCGTAACCACGGTTACGGCGGCCGCCGAGGGATCGGAGCGTGAGTCGAACGGTTCGATCAAGTTCAACGCGACTAGGTTCTTCACGACTCAGGAGCGCGCGGTCACGGCTCTCGACTACGCGAACTTGGCTAAAGCTAGGTTCCCACAACTTCAGTCCGTCATAGCGTACGGTGGCGAGGAGATGACTCCTCCGCAGTACGGCAAAGTCGCGGTCTCCGTCAAACCGTTCGGTAGCACGGGTCTCATATCACAGAGCCTCAAGACCAGCATAATAAACTATCTCAACACGAAGAACATCACCACGCAAGCGGTCATCGTCGATCCTGAGTACTTCTACGTCAAGGTGGACACCAGCGTCAACTACAACACCTCGGCCACGAACAACAGCAGCGCGCAGATCGAGGCCCTCGTCAGGAGCGCGATCATAAGCTACGCGAACAACAACTTGATCGACTTCGGAGACGACCTTAGGTACTCCAAGCTCATCAAGGACATCGACGCTTCGGAGGCTTCGATCATATCGAACGAGACGCAGCTTAAGATCATCAAGCGCTGGAGTCCAACGGTCGGTGTGGCGAGCAGCTTAGACTTCACCTTTGACAATCAGCTCTACGCAGAAAGCTTTCTGTACGAGCTTCCACAGGGTCACGACCTCGTAGTCTACTCAGGAAGCTTCACTTACACCCACACCGACGGGGACGACTACGACGCGTTCATAGGAGACAACGGACTCGGCGTGCTCAACATCTACACGAATCAAAGCACCGCGACTGGATTGGTTAGAACCATCCTCTCAGGCACGGTCGGCACGGTCGACTACGACACCGGTGAGGTCGCTTTCACCGCGAACGTCAAAGCCTACACCGGAAACTACATATCGATCTACGGTAAGCTTAGAAACAAGGACATCTACGCGGTGCAGAACAAGTTCCTGCTTGTAGAGTCGTCCGACGTATCCGTAACCCTGATCCCATTCGTCGGTAACAACTGATGCTTCCCACCGTAGAGCAGATATCGAACCTAGTCGAGAATCAGTTCCCAAGCTTCTACCATGAAGAGGGACCGAAGTTCATCGAGTTCGTGAAGGCTTACTACGAGTGGCTTGAGACCTCAGGTAAGACGAACGATCAGGGCCGAAACCTGTTCAGCCTAAGGGACGTCGACACCACAACGACGCAGTTCTTAGATGAGTTTCGCAAGAAGTATCAGTACGTCTTGCC